CTACTCTATGTTGATGGGGTAGTTGGCAATCAACAGCTCGTCGGCTTCGGTGGTGGCCTCTTTGTTGATGCTGTAGCGCAGGCTTACCTCTTTAAACTGGAAGCCGGTGAAGATCTCCCTAATGGGAGGTACGTCGTTAATCGACAGCAGGAAGCGCCCTTTGATGTGGCGTAGCTGCTCGGCCAGCCGTTCGAAATCTGCCTTAGCGAAGATGCCTTTGCCGTACATCGTCTCACAATCCCAATACGGCGGGTCGATGTAGAAGAAGGTGCCGGGCTTGTCGTAGCGGGCGATGAAGTCGTCGTAGTTGAGCCGCTCCAGCATCACACCCTGCAGGCGGCGGTGGCTGTGTTGCAGCTCCTCGGCCAACCGGTCGGCGCGGAACTTGGGCGGGCGGGTGCTGGTGGCGGCGCAGCAGAACTCGACCACCTTGCCGCCGAAGCCCATGCGGTGCAGGTAGAGGAAGCGTACCGCACGCTGGATGTCGGTCAGGGTGGTGGGATTGCAATGCTGCAGCCGGCAATACTCATCGCGGCTGGGCAGCAGGTATTCGGCCTGCCGCAGCAGTTCTGGCAGGTGGTTTTGGACACACCTATATAGATTGATGACATCGGTGTTGATGTCGTTGATGGCCTCCACTTTGGAAGGCGGCTTTTTGAACAGCACCCATGCCGCACCGCCGAACACTTCGGCGTAGCAGGTATGGTCTGACGGGATTAACGGAATGATGGTACCGGCCAGGCGGTATTTGCCGCCCAGCCAGCCCCTAAGCGGACTGACGGGATGGATGTTGCCCATGATGCTTGCTCCTTGAAGTTTGGCGCTCGCGGGCACTCCGGGTTGTTAAAGAACCAAATTGGTTGACCGCTTTGCAGCGCGGGCATTTGATTTCCAGCTCACCCTCGCCTTTGGCCAACAGCTTATTGCAGTTTTTGCAACGATATTGCATTTTTGCAGCTCCCACATTACCGGTATGTTAGAATCCGCCCGCCTCTAGAGGTGGCGGCCTTGGGTCATGCAGGCTCGCTCTGCGTGGCTGGCGCGGTTTGGTGGGCAAACACCGGCCGCGCCGCCGTCCTACTTATTGCGTATACCCGCCCCTGTGGCGGGTATTTTCATGCCTCTTTCTTATATAGTGTGGACACAATAGCGGCGAGGTCGTTGGGCGACCAGCGCCAGCTTTCAGGTAGCCCTAGGGCAGTCGCGCACCATTCGCTGCAGAACCAGCGGCGGCGGTTTTGCGGCAGTCCGAAGGCGATACCCAATGCGCCCATTAGGTCGTAGCCCTGCCCCTCGGTGGCCGTCCATACCCGCTGCAGCTGCTCGTGTGCCTCCGGGGTGGAGGGCAGCGGGATCAAATCCCATTTAGCCGCCGGCAGCGGCATCACTTTGCAGCGCACGCCCTTGTCACGAATGGAAGCGGAGTAGCAGGTATAAACCGATGCCTGCGGATGCTCGCGCACCACAATCTCGGCGTGGCTGTATTGGCCGCGGGTGAGGATGCGGGTGAGCCAATCGGTGGCTCGCGCGAGCCATACTTTGAGCCCGCTGCCGCTACGGCGGCCACGGTAGAGAGCCAGGTAGATTTGTTGGTTATTCATTTTTTCCCACCTTGCATAATTTATCGGCAATCGGCTGGATTTCGGCCAATATTTCCGCCACCCGCTTATTCACTTCCTCGGCTGTTTTGAGGGTCTCTAACTCAAACTTCCTCATTCGCAAAACGCCGAGCCTGCCCATTGCCGCCCGCAGTTTATCTGCCTGGGCAATGATGATGTCGGTGGCTTCACACGCCGTCTTACCTGCCGGCTTGGCGAAGGCGGCCACCTGTTCCGGGGCTTCGCCTTTGCAGCCGCCTGCTTTGTAGTCGCGCGCCTGTTGCTCGCGCAGCTCGTACTCCGGTTGGAAGCGGGTAACGTGCCGGTAAGCGCCGTCCACCATATCGTTGATGGCCACCACACCGCGTCCGACGGCTTCGGCCAGTAGCTGTGATTGATTTTCCTTGGTCAGCACCCATGCCTTTACTTTTTCATCCCACGTTTGATATTCGTTCTCTCGTGGCAGCAGGGTCAGCCCGGCTGGCAGCTCGCCCACCTGTTCAATCCGCACCTCCGTGCCGTCTGCGGTGCGGTAAGCAATTTTGCCGCGATGGTCGGGCAGGTATTGCCAGGCGTTTTTTTCAGGTAGCCAGCAGGCGGCGAAACCGGCGCGGGGTTCGGGCGGCTGGGTGTCAATGCAGCCGGCGGGCAGTAGGTAGCTGCCGTCTGCGGCCAACGGGTCGAGGTCGGCCACGGTTTGGTGCAGGTAGAGATTGTCGGCATCCAACTGGCACACGGGTTTGGTGGGCGGGTATTGGTTTTCGCTCATGATTTATCCTTTCAGGTAGCCTTAAATCTTGATACAGGCGAGCAGCGCAATGTTGCGCGGGCGGTTTTCGTCGGCGGTCGGCACTGAGCGGCTGGCATCAAATACCACCCTTTTTTTTCTGTTGTTGTGGTCGCTGTCGCCCTTAGAGCTCGAAAAGGTGGCACTTACACCATCATCAAATTCTGTGCCAAACGCCCCGTCGGCCTTGGTGTAGAGCGTGTACCGATATCCACTGTATAAAGCCTCAATGCTACCCTGGATATTGCGGATAGCGTCGCTCTGCGCCGACCCGAAAGCACGCCCACTATCTATGCCTCGTCCATCATCCCAGCCGCGCAGAAATTCGGCGCGCAGATCGGGCAGGTTAAAAGTGCTACGCCCATCACCTGCGCCGTAGGTCGTGCCGATGGCGGCAAATAAGGCGGCATAGGTAGTGCGGGATACGGCGGCGCCATTGGCTTTGAGCCAGCCGGTCGGGGCGGTCTGCCCGGCGAAGTACATCACGGCGCCGCTGGGTATCATGCCGGATAGGTCGTCCACATTAAGCAGGCGCTTGCCGTCATAGCGCAGTTCGCCGTCGTTGCGCATGGACAGGTATTTGCCGCTCTTCTTGTTGTGGAGATATGAATTTACGTTGTTCGATCCGATTTGCAGGTATTGATTGGCGGCAAAGTCGCCCACGCTGTCGGCCACAATCGCGCCCTTTTTCAGGGTGGTAAGGCCGGTAAAGGTTTTGTCGCCGCCGATTTCTTGATTGCCGCTGGTTTTGACCGCTTCACGGTCTGCCTGCGCCTGCTCTTTCTTCAAATACTGCGTCCGCGCGGCCAGTTCCTTGGCCTGCCGGTTGGCAATGCCGTTCGGCCCGCCCAATACCGGGTCGGTGGTTTCCAGCTGGTAGATACCTTCCGCCCATTGCGGGTTGTTCAATTCTTCCGTGATATTCGCCATTTTTTAAGCTGCTCCAAAGTTAAAGTTGCCGTCGTAGGCCGCCCGCCCGTTGTAACGCAGGGGGACGGCCTGATAATCCAAGGCTGCCAACAGGCAGCGCGCCGGCGCGAAGGCGGCCAGCGTTTTGCGCAACAGCGCGGCCTGGTCGTTGGTAATCACGCTGGCCATAATGATGCGGTAATGCGCCCAGTAGCTGCCGGCACCGTAAACGTGGCTGCCGTTGTAGTTGATGCTGCCGTTGTAGGTTTGGCCGTTCAGCCCTTCGATAATCCGCACCTCGCCAAACCCGAGCCGCCGCACGATCTCACGGATTGCCCACGGCGTGCCTTTGTAGCGGTGCAGTTCGTATGCGCCTTTAATCAGCTTGCGGCGCGCATCGTCCGATTCGGCCAACCAGTAGCCGTCGGCACCCAAGATGCTGCGGCTCTCGGCCAAGAGCGGCAGGTGTGCGGGGGCGACCAAATCGACCAGGCGCGGCATCAGTTGCGGCAGCTCGGCCAAATCCAAACGCAGTCCCAATTCGGCCAAGGCGCGGGCGCGTTGGTCGCGTTCGATGATGGCGGCGTAGGAAAGTTTGGCCATCGTCTAGCCCTCCGCCGTTTGTGCGGCAATGCGGATGGTGGTACTGGTGCAGCGCGCCCACTGGTCGGGCTTGACCACGGTCAGCGGCAGGTTATGCAGCACCACGTTGTAGACACCGGCCACTTTCAGCGCACTCATGATGTCCAGCGGCACGATGTCCAAACCGAGCCGGCTGCGGCGGGCGGCTTCATACACCGCCCATGCCTGCTCGGCCGCCGCTTTGGCGGTGCGGGCATCGGTGCCGGTAAACAGGGTCAGCTCGGCGTCCAGCGTGTAATCAACGGCGGTCGGGGCTTTGACCACTACGGTGTCGCACAGCGGGCGGCGTTTCTCGGCCGATAAGGCAGCCTGAATCTTGCCAATCAGCTCGGCATTGGGCAGGCCGTCTTTGGCCAGCACGGTCACTGCCACCCGACCGCCTATAGGCTGGCCGCCGCCGTCGGTATCGTTGGCCACGTGCACGTCCACCACCGCCGGGCTGGCCTGCCGCGCCCAATATTGGTAGGCACCCACCGGCCCGGCTACGCTAAAGCTCTCCGGTGCCAGCAACACGCGCTCGCGGTAGGCTTCGTCGCCTTCAATTTCCACCCCGCCGGCGGAAACGGTGGTGTTGCTGACGGCCACATCAATCGTCGGATGCAGCCGCTCGGCCAGGCTGTTGATTTGGCCGACCGACCAGCCGTTGCCCACGCTGCCGCTTTCCGTACATTCGGCGGCCACTTCGGCGCTGCTTTGGGCAACAGTCAGCAGGGCGGCTTCGGTGGTGACAAAGCTGGTCTGCCCGGCATTAACCCGCGTGCCCTTGGGTACGGCGATTTGTTCCAAACCGCTCAATACCGCAGTAAAGCGCAGGGTGGTCAAGGCAGGCTGCGCCTGCAGGCGCGGGGTAGACACGTCATCGCCGCACAAGTCCAGCATCAGGCCGGTGGCAAAGCGCGGGTGCTGCTGGCGGTAGGCTTCGTTCACCTGCTGGCGCAGCAGGTGCTCGCGGTAGGCAAAAGTGTTGATCAGCAGCCGTTCGATATGGGCGGGCTGCAACACTTTGCCCGCCCGCTGCTCGTAGTCGGCGATGGTGGCGGCCAGGGTTTGTGCCAAGTCGTCATCGACAATCTTGACTTCTTCGCGTTTCAGTTTGCTCAAATCCATTTTCAGGTAGCCTCAAGCACAATGTCGGTGCGGTAGATTTCGCCCGCCACAGCATCCGCCACGCGCCAATGTACGGTCATGGTGATATGCGGGGCGTGGCCGGCAAACGTGACCTGCTCGACCAGCGCGCGCTTTTCCCATGTCTGGATGGCGAGGATGACCTCGCGCACGGTGTTGGGGATAAATTCGTCTTCCGGGTAGTCGATGTAGTCGAACCAATTGCTGCCGAAATCCGGCCGCAGCACGTCGCTACCCTTGCGGGTGGCGAGGATGTTTTCGATGCACTGGTTGATGTCGTCAAGGTCTTGCACGATGTCCTGCCCGCTCGCGAGAGGGGCGGGCTGCCAGTGGCGGCTGCGCGGGGTGGTCTGGGTAGTCATGGGCTTATTCTGCCCGCGCGGTGGCGGCGGGTCTTTTAAACGGGTTTAAAAAACAATCCCCGTATCGGGCGGGATACGGGGATTGTGCTGCGGGGCTTGTCCGCGGTCTTGTAAAACGTTTTCAAAAATCAATCAGCCGGCCTGCATGCTGCCGGTGGTACCGCCGGAGTCGCCGGGGTGGACGTGGCCGGACACGCTGATGCCGTTGAGGATGATGTCGCCGTTGATGCGCACGGTGCCTTCGATGCTGGCGGTATCGCCCCCGCCGCCGTTGGAGGCGGTCAGGCCGGCGGTGTAGGTCAGCATGCCATTGACTGTGGTATTGCCGGTAATCTCGGTTTCCGGCGACTGAATCTCTACCTTGGCGGCCGCCTTAACCACCACCTTGCCCGGGGTGTCGACGGTTACCTGCCCGTCGGCTCTGTTGTGGCTGATGACGGCGCCGTTGCTGAATTTCCGCAGCCACATATTCGCATCGGCGGCGGGCGTGCCATCCTGATCGTTGTAGATGACGCCGAGGCACACGCCGCCTTCGCCGCGTGCGTCCAACAGGCACACCGCCAGCGCGCCGGGGTCGGGCAGCGCGTAGAACTGGTTGCCGCCCGCGCCCAGGCTGACCACCGGCAGCCAGTCGGTTTGGATGTCGTCCAAAGTCGGCACGGTCACGCGCACCGCGTGTTTGGCCGCGTCCACCGCCGAAACCGTGCCGAACTGCAGGGTGGCGGTAAAGTCATGGGTTCGCATTTTTGGCTGCCTGTTTTTTGGGTTGGGTTGCGGCGGCCGGCTGCGGCGGCTCGTCCGGCACATATTCGACCATCTTCACTTCGAGGTCGCTGGTAAAGCCGCCGCCACGGCGGATTTCGTGCCGCGCCTGTTTGACCAGATACTTGCCAGAAAACTTCCCAAACCCCTTGAGCTGTACCATCTGTCCGGCCACCAGCTTGGCGTTGCCGACCATGGAGAAATTGCCGGCCACTTGGCTTTGCTGCGCATTGGCCAGCGCGGCATCGGCACGGGCATTGACCTGCGCCTGGCTCTCGCCGCGGTTGGCCACGATTTTGAGTGTGTCGCCGCTGCTGGCGCGCTTGCCGCCCGGGCGCAGCGCCTTGCTGCGGCGGCGGGTGCGGCGCGTGGTCTTGCGTTTGGCATCGTAGCCGCTCACTACTGCTTCCTGCGGTACGCCCTTAATCAGGTCGCGCAGCCTGAAGTTTTTGATGTCCTCCGGCAGCAAGACCGCCACCGGCTTTTGCTCGGCCAGCGCGTCGTTGGCTTGGAAGACCAATTGGCGGCCAACGATTTTGAAGGTGTGGCCGTACTCTTTGGCCAGGCGGGTTAAAAACTCTACATCACGCTCCTGATACTGGGTCACGCGCTCGATCGGGATGTGCCGGATGGTGCCGGTTACCTTTAGGTGCAACCGCCGGGCAATGCGGCGCACGATGTCGGCCAGCGTGGTGTGCTCGTAGGCACGGCCGCGCTGGGTGCGGTTGGATTTGGTGATGCCTGTGGACAGCGCTTTCAGGGTAATCACGGACGGCGGGTGATGGTACTCAATCTCGGCCAGCTCCATGCTGCCCAGCTTGAGCATACCGTTAATCTGGTCGCCGATTTCCAGGCTGATTTTGTCGCCCTGCTCGGGATACCACTTTTGCCGCCAGCGGCCGTCCACGTCTTCCAGCTCCACCTGCACTTCGTCCGATTGGCCTTCCAAGTAATCGGTGTAACTCACCGATAACAAATAGGGCTGGATATCGCTGGTAATGTCCTTTTGCTCGTATTTGATGATGACCTTGGGCAGGGTCACCGGATGGCTGGCCGTGCTGTTCAGGCTACCTGAAAGCAAGGCACCCAGATGGAGGTTAGGCATCTGCATCGTCGTCTCCGTTATCGCCGCGCAGCCACGGCGGCATGTCGGCTTGGGTTTGGGGTTTGGCCGGGATAACCGGTACAAACACAGTCAGGTTGGCGGCGAACTGCTCGGCCGCAGGCAGGTGCGGATTGGCGGCAATCAGGCGGGAGATTTCCAAAGGGTTGCCGTAGTATCGCCAGGCAATCAAATCCCAGCGGTCGCCCTCGCGTGTCAGGTGTCTTAATACCGATTCGCTCATTTCGTCCCGTCCTTTCTGCCGGCCAGCCACGCGGTCAGGCTTTGCGCACCGCGTGCGCCGTTGTTCAGGCTGTCGGCGGCCGAGACAATAGCCGCCGCGCCGCCTTCCAGCCAGCCGCCCACCGTGCCGCTTTGCGCACCGTTGCGCAGCGCGGCCAAACCGCCGGAGAGTTCGCGCGCCGCCTGGCCGCCGTAGGCCAGCATTTCGGCCGCACCGGACAGGTTGCCGATGTATTTGCCGACTTCGGGCAGCCGGTTCAATTTACCCAGCGCCGTGCCGCCAAGATTGACCGCATCGCCCACCACGCCGAGCAAAGCGAGCGGGTCGTGTTTCAGCTCGCGGGCATGGTTAATCAGGGTTTGCAGCTGGCCGACTTCCTGCTCGACGCTGCGGTAGATGCGTACGCCGGTCTGCACCGCATCGGCCACTTTGGACAAAGGGGCACGCACCGACTCGGGCAACATGGCCAGCAGCGGGTTTTGGCCGTTGGCCACGCCCGGGGTTGGCAGCGGGTTGTTCGGGTCGCCGACAAACTGGGTCAGGCTCACGTCCAGCTCGCGCGCGGCGGTGCGCCCCCGGCCGTCCTGCAACAGGGTGCGGGCGGTCAGCGACTCAATCACAAACCAGCCGACAAACCTGCCGCTCCCGAAAACCAGCGACACCGCCTGCTGTGCCTCCTTGGCCGCAATCAAGCCCTTGTAGGCCGCGTCCACATCGCCCAGCTTCCAATGCAGCTTGATTCCAAAGCGTATCTGCGTCAGCTCGTTGCCCATAGCCTGCAGGCGCGGCCGACCGGCCAGCACCTCGTGCTTGGCGTAGGCAGCGCTGTGGGTCTCTTCAAGGTCGGTAAAGCTGCCCAATAATTCAAAACGGACATCGCCCAACATGGCAAACATCAATAAGCCCTCCTGGCTTTATCGGCCATCAGCCGTTCAAACAATTGCTCAAACTCGCGCAAGCCAAGCTGCATAGCTGCCTGAATCTGCCCCGCATCGCCGCCGGGTGCATTGATGGTCGGGTTGAAATGCACCGTAATGCCGCCTGCCGCAGCCGTGCCCTGCCGTGCAGCAGAGAGTTCGGCGCTGTTGGCGGCCATTGAAGCGGCCAACGAGGAAGTGTTGTCGCTAAAACGCTGTTGCAAATCCGAAGCCACAGAACCGATGGCATTGAGCGGGCGTGATGCTCCGCCGTCGATGCCCATCTGCAAGCCCTGCATCATCCAGCCGCCAAAGCGCCTAAACAGACGGCTCGGGGAGTGGATTTCGTTGCGGATGGCAAACTTGGACGAGAACCAGCCTGCCACGCCTGAGAACCATGCTTTAACTTCTTCGAACTTGGCTTTCAATCCGTTCCACAGGCCGCTGATGATATTCGAACCGAACTCCGTGAACTTGGCAGGAAGTTCGATACCGAACCATGACAATACGGCAGCAAAGGCCGAATAGAACGCGCCAATGGGCGACCAGTTGAGAATCAGGCCGAGGATGCCGAGCAGGCCGCCGTCAAAGGCGGTTTTGATTTGTGTCCAGGCTGAACTAATTAACGAGAAAATACCGTCGAAAATCATGCCCCAGCCTTCAATCATCATCGGGCCGATACTCAATAGTCCGTTAATCAGGTCGCCGAACATGTGCCCGAGGATGTAACCGAAGCCTTGCATACTTTCCGAGGCTTCATCATTGGATGAAAAAAAGTCCGAAAAGAAGCCTTTGACTACATCCCAAATCTGCTGCCAACCGAAAGCAATCATTTCCAAAATCGGCATGACCGGCTGGAGGCTGTCTTTAAGGCCGTCCCATAAGCCGATGAAGAAAGATTTAATCGGCCCCCAGTATTTATAGATAAGGAATGCCGCAATGGCGATGGCCGCGATGGCTGCGCCAATCGGGTTGGACATGGCCGCCATACCGACAGATGTCCAAATACGCTGCAGCCACATCATGGCACCGCCCAAACCACGCACCCTGCCGGCCATCGACAGGAAACGGGAACCGGCCACGCTCACACGACCAATACCGCGTTCCAATAAGGACATGGCACCACGCGCCTGCCGGGCGGAAAAGCCCATAATGCGTAATGCCGTTGCCCCACGCCCCATTCGCAGCAGGCGGAATACTCCGTTAAAGCGCAGTAGCGTGCCATGCAGGCCTAGGAGGCGCTGTATCAACCCCAAGCCGGCACCAGCCATCCCATTAAACAACAAGCGGACTCCGAGCGAACCAGCTTTAACGCTGACCAGGGCGATGGCGATTTTAATCAGGGTATGGATCAGTTTCGGATTAGCCTGCGCCCATTCGGTCAATTTATAGACCATCGGCATCAGACTCTTTAGGAAACCATTGATACCCGGGAGAATCACACTCCCCACCGTGATACCCAGCTCCATCAGGCTGTTTTTAAACAGCCGCAGCTGGTTGGCTGTCGTGGCCGAACGGTTGGCAAACTCCCTCTGCATAGAGCCGACGTATTTCAATTTGCCGTCGGCATCGGTTTCGCTCAACAGGTTCAGCTGCCGGTTGTACTCTTCCATCGAAGAGGTCAGCAGCAGTACGTCGTCGGCATAGTTGCGGCCGAACATCTTCAGCAGCAGCGGCATCTGCTGCTCTTTCGGCAGCTGGCGCACACGTTGCAGGAAGTCGGTAATCGCACCCTGCGCGTCTTTATCCATTGCGGCGGCAAAGCCTTTGGTGGTCAGCCCCAGCTGCTTGAGCTCGTCATCGAATTTGCCCACCCGAGCCAGCGAGAACGCCGTTACCATGCCTTTGGTGGCCTGTGCCGCCAGCTCAGGCGCCTTACCCATACTGAGGAAGGTGCTGCCCAAGGCCGCCCCCTGATTGTCGGTCAGCCCCAGCTGTTTGATGTCGCTGCCGACGCGGGTCATCACATTGACGATGGCGGCCGCCTTGGAGTTGGTATTGTCCGACAGGTAGTTGATGGCGTCGCCGAACTCCGACATGGTTTCAATCGGGCGGCGCAGTACGTTGGACATGGTGGCCATTGCCTCGCCGGCACTATCAGCCGACATATCGAAGGCCACCCCCATCTTGGCGGCATCCTCAGCAAAGCCGATCAGTTTTTCACGCGCCACGCCTGATTGACCGCCGGCTGCCACGATGGCCGCCAGCTCATCACCAGCCATTGGAATGGAGCGTGTCAGGTGCAAAATATCCCGTTCCATTGCCTTGGCTTGCTCGGGTGTATCGAAATTGACCACTTTACGCACGTCGGCCATTGCCGACTCAAACTCAATCGCCAGTTTGATTGGTACGGAAACCACACCGATGGAGGCCACAGTGCTGAGTATTTCCGATTTCAAGCTGTCACGTACCGAACGGTTGCGTTGGATGGCATTATCAATCCGACCCCGCAGGTTTTGGTTACGCTTGATCCGGCTCATGGTCTCGCCCAAACCCTCGTATTGCCGCTGTAATCGACGCAGTTCGGACGAACCTTGGCGACTACTGTCGCGGATTGCCCGACCCAGCAGCAGCTGCTCGCGGCGCAACAATGTGGTACTGCGCCTTACAAAATCCACCCCACCACCAACCGAGCGGATAGCGGCAATCGTGCTCCCAAGAGCGGCACCGACTTTGACAACTATTGATAACTCGGCAGACATGTTTTACTATCCTATAAACATAGACAGGGAAAGGAGAAAGAAATGGCAGTCATTATTGCTTTGGTCGTATTGCTCGCCTTTGGTGCCCTGTTGCTTGAAGCCGTCGGCATCCTGCTCGGCATGGTTTGGGTGGCCATATCTTGCTGCTCGGATGTCTCTGCCGCCCGCCGCCTCCGTCAGCGTTGGCAGCAGCGCGAAAAGGCAGAGCAGGCGCGCATTAACGAACACCGCCGCCCGTATGACGAACAGCGCAGCCAGGAGAACATTGCCTACTGGCAGCAGCGTTTGTCCGAACAATGATCACACCCCTTTTTTGTAGCCCGCCTTGATTTGGCGGGCTGCTTCTTTTTGGAAGTCGATAAAATCTTCCATCGTCAAATCGTCAATGGCTTGTATCGGCCAGCCATACCACCATGCCACATCGGCGCAGGCAGCCAACAGCTGCGCCGCCAATTCGGCATGGTCAGTCGGCTCAGCGGGCGACGGGTTTCTCCTGACAGAGGCGAAACCAGTCCTGAACCTGCTTGTAGTCGCTCAAATCCAGCAAATCCATGTCTTCCGGTACCAAACCAGCCAATCTGCCCGCCAAGGCGATTTCCTGTGCAGCATCACCGTCCAAACGGCTGACTGCCCGCAGATCGGCCACCTTGGCACGGCGCATGGTTAGGCTGGTCAGTTGGCGGCCATCAGCCAAAACAACCGGCACATTCAAAGTAATCGTGGTGGTCATACCCAAATCTTCCTGTATTTTCTGTGCTTCGTTTTGAGCCATTTTTGCAATCCTTTTTCAAATTGGCCGGGCGGCGCGGCCTGATAAAACCGCCGGTGGTAAATAAAAATCCCTACATCGGATTTGATGTAGGGATTGTCGCTTGCGGGAGCTTTAAAGGTCTTTTAAACGGCTTTAAAAAAGCTATGCCCCGATATTGCGCCGGTAGGTCTCTTCCACGTCCACGCCGTCCACGCGGTATTCGTTGCGCAGGGCGTTGTAGTACAGCACTTCGCGCCCGTCCAGCACTTGGCGGATTTCGGTGGTTTGGTACGTTGAGCTGAACTCCGCCTTTTCTTTCGGTTTGAAACCGCCCAAGGCGTTTTTACTGAAGGTGGCGGTTACCATCGTCACCAGCGGCACTTCCTTCTTGCGGCCGGTGGTGTCGTAGGTCTCCACGTTGGCGCGCACCATCAGCTGCACTGCCTTGTAGGGGTTGGCGGCTTTGCGCGCCACTTCGGGGAAAAAGCTGTTCCAGGTAATCTCGCCCTCGAGTGCGGTCACGCCCATCGGCAGCTTGACCGTGCCTTTCAGCCCCAGTCCTTTGTACTCGTCCTGCTCAAACTCAAACTCCGGCAGTTTGAATTCGCTGGCCTTTCCCAACAGGTCGTTGCCGTCGATGTAGACGTTGGCATTGTAAATCACTTTGATATCGGACATCTTTCATTCCTTCCTTATCGTTGGCTGACCAAGTTGGCCAGATATTTGCGGGTCATCACGCTGGCATTGCTGATGCGCTCGGCCGGCAGCTTGGGCGTGTATTCGTATTTGAGCGGCACTTGGCCTTTGCTGAAAGCATCCACCAAATCGTAGTCGTAATCCAAGTCCACGCTGTAACCGACGATGGATTGCAGGGTGCCCAGATAGGTGCGGATGGAGCCGAGCAGGCTGTCAATCAGGGCATCGTCAATCGGGCGGTCGATATACTGCAATTCGAAGCGGCGGATGGATTCGTCGATCACGTCGCCGACACGCTGTGCCACCTCGAAGTTTTTGATGTGGCTGACGGTCGGGAAGCAGGCCAGACGGTTACCCCAGAGGCGGTAGCCGGTGCCGTAGCTGTTGAACACCGTGGTAATGCCTTTTTCATTGAGGCGGTTGGTGTCGCTCTGCGGGTCGTCGGCGCGGGCGGTCAGCGGCATTTCGATGCCGGTCACGCCCAGCAGGTCGCGGTTGGACGAGCTGTACCAGTAGCCCTGTTCCACGTCGGTCTTCATGCGCAGGCCGGCAGCGTGGGTAGCCAAGCTCTCCACGCCGAGCAAACCCAACACATAGGGATAGAACAGCATCATGCGGTCGCTGGAGGTTTGAAAGTTGATACTGCCCAACGGGCCGCGGCCTTCGATGGCCTTGCTCAGGGTGGTCTGCTGCGGTGCTGCCGCATAGCCGATGGCCTTAATCTGCTCGGCCAGCACTTCGATGGCGGCACGGCATTTGGCGGTCTTGTCGTACTCGGGGACGATGATGATTTTGGCATCGGCACCGAAGCGGTTGAAGCCTTCAATCACCGCCTGCAGGCCGGTGCGTTTGCCGGTGGCGGCCACATAGGCGCCGATGATCTCTTCTTCGGTTACCTTGGCCGGGTCGGTGTAGGTATAGCTGATGGTCGGCGTGGTCGGTTTGGTTTTAAACACAATCTCGCCGGCCAGGGCATCGGTGACGGTGTAGTCGCTGCCCTCGTTCAGGGCGCTGGCACCGTCTTTTATCGTGTAACCCGGTTGCAAGGCCGGATGGGCGGTGCGGGCGGTCAGGGTATCGGCATCGACTGTCAGCGCCTCGTCAGCCACGCTGCTCTTATGCTTGGCCGGGTCGCACACATTGACCACATAAGCGGTACCGGCCTTGTAGCGGGTAAAGATATTGGCGGCATCGGGCAGGGTAAAACCCTTGCCGGTCAGGCTGCTGCCAAATTGCAAGAAATCGCGGGCGGCTGCGCATACGGTCAGCGTATTGACCGCACCGGCCGGTGCGGTGCCGACCATGGCGGTAATCGCGCCGTCGGCGGTGTAGATCGGGCTGGTGCCGCCGTCGATACGTTTGGTTTCCGTACCGTGGTGGAAAGCTGCGGACATAATAATCTCCTAGGGTTTGGGTTTGATATTGGGGTTGAGCGGCTGGCCTTGCTGCCGCAGGTACAGGCTGCTGACTTTAGGCCGGGTATCCGCCGGACGGCGTTCGACCTGCTGGGTTTCGGTTTGGGCAATCAGCTGGTACTGCCACGCCCCGCCTTCTTCGGCCAAAAACTGCTCGCTGATCAGGTGGCACGGTTCGCAGTCGGGTGGGCGGTAGCCGGTGATGGCCAGCCGCAATGCGTCGAGCAGATCCAAGGCTGCGCCGTCATGGTTCAGGCCGCGCCCGAACACAGTCAGCGCCAGTGTGACGTCGCGCTGCTGGCCGATTAGGCCGAGGCCGTCCGGGCGGGCAAACTTGCTGCCTTGATAACCGACCAGCACCGCGCCCAGCGGTGCCATAAAGCGGTAGCCGGCCGGGTCGTCGGGAAACAGCTCCACCGTGTAGGCGGGCAGCTCGGCGGCCAAGTAATCGCGCACGGCAATCAGAATCGGGCGGGTGGCAGACATCAGTAGCCTCCCCAGTTTTGCTTGGCATTGCCGCGCACCCGGTAGGCACCGCGCTCGGCCTGCGGCCGCTCGGTATCGCTGGCCAGCTCGTCGGCACGTACACCCAAATGCAGCTTGCCATCACGTACCTGCACCAAGAGCTTGAGCGCGTTGTCGTAGGCTGCCTGCAAAGGTTTGGGGAACTCGGCAGTGTTGATGCGGCGGGTATGCAGCCAGTAGCGCGCGATGTCGCTGCACACCGGCCGCAGGATGCTGGGTACCGGCTCCAGCGGCAGGGTGTAACGACCCATCAGGTAGCCGTCGGCAATTTCGCAGGCATAGGCGATGGCTCTGTCCACCACTTCCCAGTCCGGCTCGGTGCTGCCGCCGATATCGTTGGTCAGTTGGGTCAGCTCGGCCAGGCTGACGGCAGCCTTGATGTCTTCGCGCGTGATGTACATGGTCTAGTCCTTTTTGCCTCTGCCGCGTGCTTTGGACTGTTCTTCAGCCTGCTCGGCAGAATCTGCCGGCTGTTCGGTTTCAGCCTGTGCCGGCTGCTCTGTCTCGGCAGGCGCGGTTTCGGCCTCAGCCGGTTGTTCGGGCTGGGTCGGTTCGGCAGGCGGCTGTTCCGGCGCCGGTGTTGTGCCGTCCGGCTGGTAGCCGGATGCGGCCAAGTCTGTGTCCGAGATGCTGCCTGCGGTCACATGCGCGGCCACCAGCTCATACTGCTCGGGGGTCAGGTCTACAGCTTCACCAGCTTCGACACGGAATTCCTTGCCCTCAGCATCAGCCAAAATCAGCGGGGTGTTGGCGATATAGGTTTTAATCATGGCTAGCCCCTCAATAAAACTTGAATCAGCTCGCCGGCGGCAGTTGCGGCACTGCGGGCAATGCCGACGGCCTTGGCACTGCCTGCGGTCTTGACGGCGCAGCCTTGGGCATCGGGGGATACCTCGTCGCCCACGGCCAGCGCGCCGCCGGCTTCCACCACCACTGTGCCGATGGTGTCAACGGCCAATATTTCGTTGATGTCGGCATCGTAAGGGGTAGCGCCCAGCACCTTGTCGGTAGCCGTAGCCTGTTTGCCGGCAAAGCTTACAAAGCGGTTGGCCACGATTTTGCCGGCGGTTTTGACTGTGGTAACCAGTACCACTTGTTTGGTCGGTTTAGACATTGTTTTGCTCCTGTTTCTGTGTAAACACGTTTTCTTTCACTCGATAGGCTTCCAGTTCCCACAGCTTGCGGACGGCATCCTGATAAGCCGCCTCACACCCCACTTCTTGATCAAACATGTCCGGGTTGATACAAGCTGACTGGCCAATTACCACAAAGCCCGATTTCAGTGTCAGCGAGCAAACTGTAGCTGTCGTTTCGCCAATACGGTGGTAATCGGCTTTGTGGATTTTGTCGGTCAAGTCTTCCAAGGTAACGGACAAATTCATACTGTTCTCCTTCAGGCTGCCTGAAAATCTCAGGCAGCCTGTTTCTAGGTTTAAGCGATGGCTTTCTCGAAGAGATAGCCGCAGGCACCGCCGATGGCGGCAGCTTTACGGATGTCGGTGTAGCGCACGTACTCCACCTTGCCGCCCACGCCTTCATAGCGGTCTACCACCGGCATGCCGCGGCGGCGGAAGGTATAGCCGAAGGCGGGCATACCCTCGTCGTTGCCGGCTTCGACCGGTTTCGGGCGTACGATAAGACTGGCGAAATTGCCCCACACATCCTTGGTGGCTTTCTTACCGTCGGGTGTGGAGACGGCCTCGCCGACGATGATTTCTTCCACATCCAAGAGGCGGGTCAGCTGCTCGAGCGTAAGAATCCCGCGGTCGCTGTTGGCCGACAATTGCCCACGCAAGCCTTTATGTAGGATCAGCTTGCTGTACACCGATGCCCCCAATACCAGCACGTTCGGGCGCACGCCACAGGCGGCACGCACTACTTCCCTTGCATTGGCAATATCGGCCTGTACATCGGAGGTATCGTCGCTCCACTGCTTGGTGGCCGACAGGTCTTTGCTGTGGCCGCTCTCGTAGGTGGGCTTGGCCTGAATCAGCGCGGCAATCTCCAACTCCTGTCGCAGCTGGATACCGGTGGTCACGCGGCGGGTGGCCTTGGCCTTCTCATCAAACACCGATTCGTGCTGTGCGCGGTAGTCCACGCCGGCGGCCAAATCGTGCTCTTCCAGCACCACCGACATCTTGCCCGGGAAGTCCAGCGTAATCACATTGCTGGCGGCACCCACGGCACGCTCGGTTTCATACTCGATCAGCGAGCCTTTACCGAACTTCGGCACTTTGATGCCTTCCTTCTCGGTCAGTACCACCGGCATAATGCGTTCGCCGATGAAACCGCCCTGTCTGTAGCCCAGCGCCAGCTTGGTCAATACTTCGTCCACTTGGCGCAGGTTGCCTAAATACGTGTTGCTCATGTTTTATCTTCCTTTACTGGATCAACGGTTAATCAATCTGCCGTGCGGCGCGCGGCTTCTTCGTAGGTGATGCCCTCGGCTTTCTGCAAAGCCAAAGCCCGCTCGTGGTGGCTCATGCCCTCGGCGAAGTTCAGGCTGCCTTTGGCCATCTGCCCGGTCGGCAGCTGCTGCGGCAGCACCGCCGCCAAAAACTCGCGCAGTGCAACACCCAGCGGCTTCGCCGCCTCGCCCTCGCCGAAGTCGGCGGTGGTGTGCTCGGGGTGCTCGGCAAAATCCAGCACCTGCACCACCAAGGCTTTGTCGGCAGGTTTCAGGCGGCCTTCTTTCACTAAGCCCTCGGCAAAGTCGGCGTTTTGCTGGTGCGACGCGTCGCGCAAATCTTTTGCCTTTTCGTCTTTCAGTTTTTTCAATTCGGCCTTGGCCTGGGCGGCATCGGCCTCTGCCTTCTCACGTGCGGCCTTTTCGGCAGCCAGTGCAGCGGCTTGGTCTTGTTCAGACATGGGAGACTCCTTATGGTCGGTTGGGTTGGGGGTGGGAGGGGGATCGGCAAACAACACCGGGTCGGGCGGCAGGTCAGGCCGGGCAGCCATTTCCTTGATGCCTTCGATTTCCCAGTCCGGCACCACCTTGTCGGCGGCGTCTTGGCCAAACTGGGCAATCAGCCATTCGCGCATATTGCGCCATAGCCGGGCGGCGATACCGTGTGCCGCCTCGGAAAACTCGATCACGCCTTCCTCGGCTTCGCCGAACTCGATCGCCCGCAGCCCCTTGACCGCCGGGGCGTGCGCACCGAGAAAGCCGACATGGCGCAGGTAGTAGCTGTCCGGTACCGGATTGTTCGGATGGCCGGGCGGCCAAAAGGAGGCGGATACCTTCTTGTAACGTCCGGCGCGGACGGCCTCGGCAAAGCCATCATCCATCTGGGCGAACTCGGCAGTCAGGCTGCCGCCGTCGGCCGCCAGCTTCGGCACCCAGCCGTAGGCCGGGGCGTTCATGGCCGGATGGCCGATGACAATCGGCGCTTCGTGCAGCTTCGGGTCGTACACCTTGGCGGCGCGCTGTACGTCGGCATCCGTGATGTTCCATTGACTGCCGTCGGCACTGGTGCGTTTACCGCTTCGAAAAATCTCAAACATAAAAAATCCCCATCACTCGTGTTAAGCGAATGATGGGGCATGGGCTGCCTGAAAGTCCTTTAAACGGGTTTAAAAAAATACCGCCGAAGCCGGCATCGCCAAATTTGCGTTTTAAGCGCGTTCGGGCGGCGGGATAAGCAAACGTACCAAACCGTAAAAAGACATCGGTCAGGAACGTTCCTGACCGACCTTGTGCGCGTTTTAATCTGTTTTACTCCCTTTGCCTTTCCCTTCATCGAACAAATCCTGCTGTGCGGCGTCGATTTTAGCCTGTCGTACCCGTTCGATGATGCGGTAAATCCACTGCTCCGAAAACCCGTACTCACGTGCCAGCTCTTTTTGATTGGTACCGTCGAACTTGTCAAAGATTTCTACGTCGCGCTCGTCGATGTCCCACAGCACCCCGTGCGGGATATACAGGTTCTGTCCGCCCCATTCCCGCGCCATACGTTTGGCCACATGGTTACCGATGGTTTTGGCCTGTTTTTTGTCCGCCACCCCGGCAGAATGCACTTCCTCTCCGACCTTGGCCGCCAAATCGGACAGCAGCTCGGCCACCCTTGCCTGCGTCATGTTCCCGCTCCTTCCCGCGTTACCCGCTGTTTCCATTTTTTCAAATGCTCAATCACTCGTGAGGCATCGTCCACACTCAGCCAGCCCTGATAATCCACGCCGGTCATGCGGCTGACGAAACGAGCCAGGCTCAATTCGCTCGGGCTGCGTACCGCGCCCAAGCGGTGCAGCTCCAACCACAGGGCACGGATTTTTTTGATTTGTGCGTCCACCCCGGCCGCCGCTTCGCGCACCGGGATATCCGGCTTGCCACCCTTAGCCTGCGCCTTGGTGGTGACCACAAAGCCCATCGCCTTCATGCCGCGCAGCGCCAGTTCCAGCTCATCCAACGACAGCTTGGTACTGCTGATCTTGCCGCCCGATACGTTGGCCAGCAGCCTGCGGTAGGCAGCATCGTCCAGCATCAGCTGGTTCTTGGCCACGTGCAATAGCTTAATCAGCCGGGCTTTCTTGTGGGCTTTGGGTTCACGCATTTGGACTCTCCTAATATTCCACTGATGCCGCCGCACTGTGGCAGCGGCATGGGTTGAACATCACGTTTTAACCAAGTCTTTGAGCTTCTCGCTTGGGGCAAACTTTACTTTGCGTTTGGCCGGAATCTCGACCGGCTCGCCGGTTTGCGGATTGCGGCCGGTACGCGCGGCCGTCGTGATTACCTTGAACGTCCCGAAGCCGGGCAGGGTTATCCGCTCGCCTTTGGCCAAAGCCTCCGTGATACTGTGTTGCACGGCCATCAGCGCGATTTCGGCATCGGCCCGGCTCAATTCGCCGTGTTCGGCAATGGCTTTGATAAGTTCTACTTTGGTCATTTGCTTACACTCCTCTGTCTAATTTTGCATAGATGTATTCAGCCTCTGCCTCGCTATAGCCCGATTCGGCGGCGCGATCCACGAACAGCTGCCAGTTTTCGCCGATAAAATCGGCCAGCAACACTTTTTCAGCTTCGTCTAACATAGTAGGTAACTCCTGTTTAAATTGCGGCAGGCCGTGCCGCCCGGTATTGCTTATTGGGTGGTATATTCCCGAAACTCTTTGCCGGTTATCGATTTAACCTCACGCTTAATCAACTCCAAGGCAATCAGGCCGATATCCTGTGCAATGGTGCCGCCGTCTTCACCCGGGTCAGGCAAGCGCTCGTCCGATTCCAGCTTGAGCAGGATACCTTGCGGAGCATCGGCGATCATGATGGTTACGGTGGCCATATCGTTACTCCTGCCAACCGCCCATCAACTCAACCAGCTCGCCGATTAAGGCGCTCAGATTGGCGGACACGATGAGCTGCGAAGCAGCGGCCAAGTCGGCGGCATTGTCGCCGTGGTTTTCCGCCGCTTCCTGCAGCATATCCAAATACTGGATACGTTTGAGCGTGAACTCGCTGGTTAGCACAAAGGCAACCCGATCGTCCCAAACCAAGCCCAGCTCGCTCACAGTCTTGCCGCAGCGCACATGGCCGGCTACTTCCTCGGCTGTCAGGTCTTGCCGTTTGATGCGTATCTCCGGTGGCACATCACCCGCGCCTCGCAATGAGGCAATGTCGTCCAGCTCAAAGCGTCCGGCGGCATGGCCGCGCAGCAGCCATTCAGTCATCAGTGCCGATGGCGTTCGGCGGGTGTGTGCCAGCTGGGCTTTTAAACCGCCCAAGGCTTCGCGCAGTTTAGCGAGCAGGTTTTCCGCTTTGGAGGCGGCGGCGCTGTCTACCAGCAACATGCCGTCGGCAAAGAGTGCACGGGTATGGGTGGCGCGGACAAAGGCACGCGGCAGTAACTCATCGGTTACCTGCTCCTTCAATTCCTGCCGTTCTTTGCGACCGACCGAACGACCTTCCTGCTGCTCAATACGTGCCACCCGTTCGCCTACCGCCCGCTGGATGACACTACCCGGCAATACCTTCTCCTCCCGCCTTAACGCAATCCCCATCGTTTGTTCAACCTTAAAGACCAATTCGGGGGTGAAGCTCTGCGGTGCGGCAAAACCCTCGGTAAACCAATCTAACCCACCGCACGGGGCAAAGGGTGCGGCGGCCAATTTGTCGGCCAGCAGGGCAGCATTTGGGGTTTCAGGTAGCCTGAACACGGTACATTGACTAAACCACATAATTACACCTTTGCAATATCCAAATTCATCAGCTTGTAATCACCTTCGTCATCGCGGCGGTACACCCTCACATAGGCCTTGCTGGTCAGGATTTGCAGGCTATCGGCCACCGCATCCATCGCCTGCTGCCATTTCGGGTGACTGATTTTCAGGCGGCGCAGCCCCAGTACTTTGCCGGTGCTGATGTTGCCTTCCTTGTCGGTTGCAAACGCGGCCTGCACAATCGTCCACACGTCGGCATCGGTCACTCCGGCCAGCATGTCGTGCAGCGCCTCGTCAATCAGCGCCTTGGCCGCCTGCAAGCCTTCGTCGAAGCTCAGGGTATCCTGTACGGCGTATTGCACGCGGTAGCGGCCGTCGAAGCTGTGTAGGGTCAGGTTGCCTTTTTTCTTGCCGCCCAGCTCCACGCCGAAGCGTTCGGCGGACAGTTGCACAAAGGCATTGATGTCGTCCATCGCCCCGCGTTTGTAGTCGGCCAGCTGCTCGGCCACCGCCTGCGCTTTGCCGACAATCTCCATCACCAGTTCATCGCGCAAGAGGTCGATTTCGCGGATGTTGTCAATCGGCACCAGATTGCCGCGTGCGTCCTTCTTGTATTGGCTCATATCAATTTGGCTCATTTTCATTCCTTCCTTTACCAAGTCTTTCCTTTTAAAACGTTTGCGATTTTTTGATACATCTTTTTCAAATTTTCCCGCCCCCTCTTTTCCTCTTCCGGTGTCAGCTGCATTTTATGTTCCAACTGTGGCAGTTCCTTCCTCGGCGGCAGGTTTTTAATTAGCATTTTTGGAGTCGGCCAGCGTTCAATTTCGGCCAGCAGTCGGGCAAAACCCTGGGTAATACGCCCGGCATCCTGTTGCTCGTCCCATTTGATGGGGAGTGAGGCCATCGCTTCCATCCATACGCTGGCCGTCAGCTTGATACCGCTATTGGGAGGTGCGCCGTCCGGGCGCAACATCATCAGTTTTTGCAGCCCAGTCAGAATTTCGTCGCGGGCGAATTTCGGCAGAGTCTTATCCATGTTTCATTTCCTCCAGTTGTGCCACTGCATCTAAGGTTTTACTGGCTTGGCGCGGATTGCAGGTGCCGGTAACTGGCACGACTGCTCCACCGTCTATCGGCACCGGCACCGCATTGCCCGCCCAGCCAGCGATAATCTCGTACAGGTAGCCATGAGATTTAAGCGGTGTACTCAAACGGCCGTTGTCGCGCGCATCCAGCACCCGGTTAAACGCCCAAATCCATGCTTCGCGCGGCGCGGGGTAGCTCTGCCGCTTGCGGGTAATCTCGCCCGCCTGAATCAGCGGCACCAGCTCACCCAGCAGCTTGGCCGCCCGAGCCCAGCTCAGGTCGCGCTCGCCCGGGCGGAACAGGCCGAGATAGCGCAGCGCGGCTTTGGCCAGCTCGTCGGAGATACCGGCCAGCGCCACCATCAGACTGCGCGCCTCGTCGTGGGTAATCAGCACCTCAAGGCTGGCGGTGGCGCCGCAGCAGGGGCAACGGGTTTTCATTTGCCCTCCCGGTTGATAAAGATATCGTCGTATCGGTTAAAGGCGGCCATACACACTACCACCAGCAGCATAGCCGCCACCGTCAGCACCAACACACCGGAGACGATGCTGGCCAAATACCAGATAAATTTTGCTACGGTTACCATGTCTTATTCCTCCTTCTGCTTGGCAGGTTGGATTTTTGTGCCGCAGAATGGGCAGTAGCTATGAGTAACTGATGTCTTCATTTTTTTACTGCTCTGTTTCCCATTCTTCCGGGTAACGGTTTCTTCCCACTCCACTTGGGTATAGGTCACAACAGACAAATCCGGCATCCGGAAGCCCGTCTGTACAAAGGTAGGTTTGACACTGACTACCCGACCTTCGGCCTCTAAAGATTTCTGTATTTTTTCAAGGTATGTTTCCAGACAATTGCAGTTCATCGTTATTCCTCCACCGGTTCTAAAACCACACCGCGCATCCGCTCTTGATCGCTCATGCGTTCGTACACTGCTACCGCTTCGGCGGCCTCACTCTCAGCCTGCCGCTCTTTGGCTGCCAGCCGTGCCGCTGCCGTATCCGGCTGTCCTACCAGCTGCCGATGGGCTGCCGGCTGCGGGGTACAGCTGCCGGCCATGGCGGCATAGGCCACTGCCACGATGGCGGCAATCAACCAGTTCCGAGCTTCGCGGCGGGCAACGTTTTTTAATTCCGACCACATGGTTGTTATCCTTTCCAACTGATGCGGATATAACGCACCGCTTCGCCGATACCGATGCCGATGATGACCAGCGCCAGCGCCAAGGTCAGCGCGTTGCCGAGCACCTGCCAGCAGCTTGCCTGTACAAACCAGTTCCAAAATGCACTCATCTCATTCCTCCTCGCCTTCATCAATGCCGGCGGCCACCGCCAGCGCCACAATGTCATGCCATTCCAGCGTGAAACGTTTACCGGTGGTTTTGCTGATTACGATGGGCTCGAAGCCGACCGTACTTTGCATGACATACTCCCTGCCGCCCAGCTCACCGCTGCCTACTTCTACCCGCAGCATTACTGCCTCGGGCTCAATAAACCTGCCGTATCTTTTCTCCATCTCACACCCCCCTTACCATATCGCCGTCCACCGGCATCTGCAGCTCGGCCGCCTGATTCATGGCCGCCGATACCAAGTTGTTCACCGCCAGCGGGTAGAGCAGGCTGTGCTTTTCCACCCCGCGCCCGCTGCGGCCGCGCACCGTCAGCCGTTCGGCCACCGCGTCAATCGCGCTCTCGTCCATAATTTTGGTGATGTCGCCGCCGGCGCGTTCGATTTTGTGTTTCAGGTAGCCTGCCAGCCGTCCGTCGGTCAGCGGCAAGAGCGTCACCACCTCGCAGCGCTGCACCACTTCGCGCACCGCCGGGTTGTTTTCGCTGAGCTTCTGCGCCAGTTCGGTCTGGCCGACCAGTACGATGCCGAGCAGGCGGTCAAAACCGTTTTTGAGTTCGAAGAAGCGTTTCAGGTGCTTCAGGGTGGGAATCGGCAGGCCGTGTGCCTCTTCGATAATCAGCACATGTTTGTTGCCCGCCTTCGCGCTCTCCTGCAGGGCGCGGTGGATTTGGCGGAAACGTGCTTCCGAATCGCGGTAGGGGCGGGTGCCGGGTGATACTGCCTCCAAGATGGCGGCGGCAATATGCGCGGCTTTCAGGGTTTTGCCCTTCACATCGTTGTCTTCCATCGCCAGCACATACGGTTCGATGGTGATAACCTGCCTGCCATCACGGTTGATGCGGTCTTGCAGGTCTTCGCGCAGGGTGGACTTGCCCGCGCCGCTTTCGCCGACCACCGCCACAAAGCCGCCGTGGCAGGCCGTTTGGAACATCGCTTCGCGCACATAGCGCACATCAGGGGTCATATACACATCCTCTGCCGACCTGATTTCATCGTTGAACGGATCGCGTACCAGGCCGAAATAACGGCGGGTGGCTTGGGTCAAAGTGGCTTTTCGTAGTAACATATCGTCGTCCTCGCTTTCATTAGGGTGGGCAGGTGCGGTTTCCGGCTCGTTTCTCAGGCTCGCTGGGATGCCCGCACCATTCGTTTCAAAATACTGCTTCAAACTCTCGCGCAGCTCGGCTGCGCCTTTTTTCGGCCATTCGCCGTGGTTGATTACCGCTACCAACCTAGGCTTGCTGCAGCCGATTTCGGCGGCGGCCACGGCGTACGATTTGCCGATTTTTCTAAATGCTTCCTTCATCTCATGCCCCTTTCACAATCCGCAGGCTGCCTGCGGTTTTCAGGCGGCCGAATACTTCTTCGATCTGGCTGGCGGCCACCCCGTCCGGATACAGCCGTTGCAGGGTTTTCACCGCCTCGCCCCAGTTGCCGCCGGCCGCTTCGATGCGCGGTTTGAGCAGCTTGGCCAGCTCGACCTTGCTCAACACCTGCTCGCGTACTTCCATCGTGTTGTAGGCCATCTGTTGCCCTTGCTTGGGCATATACAGGGTGTTGGCGGCGGCCAGCGTGTCTTCCTGATGTTTGAACGGGTCGATTTCGCCGCCGAAGGGCACCGCCTTGCCTTTGCGTTTGGCCGCTGCCGCTTCCAGCGTGTCGGTCTGCATCGCCAGCTTGTCCAGTTCCTTGGCGTGGCTTTGGGCGATGGTGTCGGCCTGCCCTTTGTATTCCGCACCGATGACGGCGGCATCGGCTCTGAAGCCCATCTCGTCGAACACCACCTCCGGCACCGCCTGCCAGATTTCGTTGCCATCGCTGTCGTAAGTGGCGATACGTGCGCCGGTCGGTTCCCACGGGTTCTTGGCCACCAGCAGTTTCTGCCCCACCAGCACACCCTTGATGTCTTTCACGCTGTACACCCGGCCGCCGAAGCGGATTTCCAAGTCAGGTGATACTTTGGCTTCTTTCGGTGCGGAAACGGCCAGCTCGCGGCAGTAGTCGGCAGGCGGCGGCAGAATCAGCTGCTCGGCCTTGATTTTGTTCCACGCCTGATAGCGGGTCAGGCCGTGCCGGCTGTGAATCTGCGTGCCGTTGTAGTAACGCATCCAGCGTTCGGCCAGGCGGTTCAGCTGCCCGATGTCGTGCACCTCGGTAAAGCGCAGGCTGCTTTCAAACGCCGTTTCCACAATGTCGTTGCCTTTTTCCACCTGTCCTTTGGCGCGCGGGTTGCCCGGCTTATTGATCTGCACATGCACGTCCAGCGACTTGCACAGGTTTTTAAACGCCGCCGAAGTATTCGCACTGCCCGGGTCGAGCATCACCATGCGCGGCACGCCGCGGAACGGGTCTTTCAAGACATCCTGTTTCTCCTGCATCATGAAGATAAAGAAGTCGCACAGGTTGGCGCTGGTCTCGCCGCCGAAGTAGTAGCGGGCAAGGATGGTGCCGCTGGCGTGGTCGGTGCCGGTGTAGCGCCACACACGGTCGTTTTCGATTTTGACCACATTTTTCGGTTTGTTTTTGTAGAACTCTTCCTGCTTCATTACCCGCAGGCCGCTGTCCTCGCCGCTGCGCGGCAGGTAGTAGAGCACGCACAGGCTGGGGTCGATCTGCCAGCAGTGGTTCGGGTGTTCCGATTTCATGCGGTTCACCGGCGCTGGCTGCAGCAGTTGGTCGGGATGCAGCTTGTATTCGCGCAGGGCGCGGGTAACCGTGCTCTCGGACAAGGGCAGCACCTCGCCCGTTTCCTCATCCACGCGGGCGGCGTCGATTTTGCCGTTGGCGCGCAGCATCTCCACCGCGCGGGCTACCGACATCAGCCGTTTGCCGTTGCGCCGCATCGCCTCCATCAGCACAGCCGAAATCAGCTGTGCCTCGTGCAGGCTTAATTCCGAGCGGCCGGCATCGCTGCGCCGTTTGCGGCTGGGCTTCACACTGACCGCTTCCAGCTTACGGTACAGCGTGGCCACGCTGATGCCCAGCTCGGCCGCCTGGCTTTTCAGGTAGCCTGCTTTCTCGCCGTGGCCGAGGGTGGCTGCATGAGCGGCCACGGCAGCCAGTTTCTCGGTCAATGCAGGGTTCATGGTTTACTCCCCGTCCAACCATTCCGGCTTGGCGTTGGTCGGCGCTTCCTGCGGCAGGGTAAAGCGTTCGCGCAGGGTTTCGGCATCGCGGATGATTTGGTTGATGGCCGCCACCATCTGCGGGCGGTGGTCGTAGCCGTTGGCTTCGCCGTGTGCCAGCATCTGTTCGAAGACCTCGGCAAAGCGACTCAAGTCGCTGCGGGCGGCCACTTCCAAACTGGAGAGCTGCATGGTCAGCTCGCTGCCCACGTCTTCGGGGCTCGGCTCTTTGCCCTTTTGCTTCTTGGCCAGTTTTTCGGCCAGCTCGTCCACCTTCTTGTTTTTGTCGGCGATGATTTTGTCTTTGGCCTCGGCGGTTTCGCGGCTCTCGCGCAGGGCGGCGCGGAGTTCGTTGCGGGTCATGCGGTCGATGTCATCTAGGGTCATGCCGTTTATCGAACCGCCGTCTGCCAGCTCCTGCAAGTCCTCGTCATCCTCCGTCATCAATTCAAACAATTTGGATTTCCCCAGCGTGAGCAGTTTCGGCTGGGCTTTCAGCAGTTGCGGCGAGCAGAATTTCACGGTTGCCTGAATCATCTTGCGGGCGGATTCGGGGGAAATACCAAACTCACTCTTTACTGTTGCCTGGAATTTACCGTGCGGCATATGCTCTTTCAGCACCACCAGCACCCTGCCGAATTCAAAAAATGCCTCTTGTGCCTCCCTGAATTTCAGCCTCCCGCGTTCGATAAAGACCTTTTCGTCATAGACTTCGCCGTCCGCCCACAGCCGCATGATTTCGCTGCTGTGTATCATCGCGGCCTGTTCCGGTTTCGACGGCTCGGCATCCAAAAATTCAACTTCCGGTGTCATTTTTCATCCTTCCCAAAACGCTCGCTGGCGAGCGTTTTCAAATTTCAACTTTTTGCCAAAACGGTCGCCAGCGACCGTTTTCAACCCTTAAAATCGGCTGCCGGCTTCCAACCGATAGCTTATTTCTTTCAGCCGTTCCTGCAGCTGCTCGTGCTGTTGTCTGAACCGTTCCGCGATTTGCAAGGTACGCATGCTGTAGGCGAAATTGCCGTTGTCCAGCTTCATTACCAACCCTTCCTCAATCAAATCATTCAAATCCCGGCTCACATACGAGGGCGAAATACCGAGACTGTCGGCAATCTCCTTATTGCTCAAGCCGATAATCGGATGGGCTTTCAATGCTTTAAAAACCTTTAAAACCCGGGTTCCTTTGCCTGTCGCCATTTCAATCCCCCGCCTTCTTCAATGCCCGTTCCATAATCCGCCGCAGGGCTTTGGCCATTGCCGCTGCCTCTTTGCCTTCCAAGCAAATGCTGCCGTAGTTGGTCAGTATCTCCACCGCCTGCGCGCCCTCGATGGCGGGGATTTGTTTGCCCAGCGCATAGCGGGCGGTTTCTGCATCAGTCATTTGGCTGCTCCTTCAGTCCCAATTTAATCGCCGCCTCGTGCGCCATGCCGCGCCGGCCTTTCAGCTGGCCGCGCAACAGGTGCTCCACCACCGTGCGCTCGAAGCCGAAATACCGCGCCCACGCGCTGCGGTTGATGCCGTGCCGCACGAAATACCGCTGTGCCGACTGTGTCGTCTGCGGATAGGGCAGCGGTAGAAATTTGTCATGTTGCTTGCTCATTTGGTGTCTACCTGTGTTAATCTGTGCTAATCGTTTATCCCGAGGAATCCCGCCATGCATATCGACAATGCACCCGAGTTTTCTACTACCGAAGAACATATTGCCGAGCTGTACCGCCGGATAGATGGGTTAAGTGCCCGTATTGACAGTTTCGACTTGGTGTTCTATCCCATCTGCCTCGCCATCCGTTTGCAGTCTCCCCTTTTCTTTGATGAAATCACGTCCGGAATAGAAACCGTCCATCGACAGAAAACAAAAGAGGCGGCGGAGACGGATTCCCCGATTGATCCTAATAATGTCTATGCTTTGGAACGCTTCTTAGCAACGGCCAAGCTTGTTCGAGAGAGTGCCGAAAAAGCGCTAGCCGAAGTTGCCGCTGCCGGGAAGCCAGCCGGATAAAAGCCTTTCTCTTCCGGCTCAAGGCCGCTTGGATTTCCTGACGTATGATTCGACGCAATTCTTGTTCGGTCATTTTTCGTCCTTTTCTGTGTCGGATTGGTTTTAACTGTGGTGTTGCGTGTATATTATACGAACAAATGAGTATATGCAACAGGAAAATGCACAAATGAGCATAAATATTCGCCTAAAACAAGTGATGGAAATTAAAGGATTGAATATAAAATCTTTTTCTGAAATCTCTGGTTTGAAATATCGCACACTCCAAAATTATCTAAGCGGGGAAAGAAAGCCTGATGTAGATAATCTAGCAAAAATAAGCACCCATTTGAGTGTAAACCTAAACTGGCTGCTAACAGGGATAGGCGAACCCTTTGTGAGCACTACGCCGCCGGCACCGGTAAAATTAGCCCCGGCGGCTGCCGTGCTGCGCGAGCCTCAAGGGGCTTATCATGTGGAAGCGCCGTTAAACGAGCGCGAAAGGCAGTTGTTGGAAGATTTCCGTTCGGCCAACGAGCAGGGGCAGAATGCGATTGAGGATGCAGCCAAAGCGATGGCGGCAATCGCGGCACTTGCGAAAAATAAAGTAGGATGAAAAGATGAGAGCTTTGCTGATAGCTGTTTTGCTGCTGCCGTTAATGGCGGCCGCCCAAACCGTTTCCTGCCGGGTGGTCGGAGTGTCCGACGGGGATACGCTGACTTGCCTGGCTGCGGGCAATCAGCAGATTAAAGTGCGCCTGAACCAAATCGACGCCCCTGAAAAAGGCCAGGCCTTCGGGCAGGCAGCCAAACGGAAGCTGTCGTCTTTGGTGCACGGCAGGCAGGTGCAGCTCCGAACCGAGGGTTTGGATAAATACGGGCGCACTATTGCAGAGGTATTTTCAGGTAGCCTGAACGTCAATAAAGAGATGGTGCGGAGCGGCTATGCTTGGGCATACCGCGAATATGTGCGGGATAACGAATATCTGCGCTTGGAAGAGCAGGCGCGCCGCGCCAGCCGTGGGTTATGGTCGGAGCCCAACCCCATTTACCCCAGCGAGTTTCGGCATGGTCGCCGTGCCGGCACGGTATCACAGCAAATCCTGCCACCGCATGAACCGCGCCGCAATAATCAGGGCGGCTTCGCTTGCAACGGCAAACGCTTCTGCCGCGAAATGACCAGCTGCGCTGAAGCCCGCTTCTATCTCAGGCAATGCGGCGTAGGCCGCCTTGACCGCGACGGAGACGGTGTACCTTGCGAAAGCCTGTGCCGTTGATTTCTTGTATTTTATGAAAATGAATTAAAAGATATCGGGCGAGTTTTCTGATACCATCCTAGAAGCGGTGGCATACGTTTTTTTAAACCCGTTTAAAAGACCCCCGACACCCCCATCAGCCACAATCCCTGCATCAACAACGATGCAGGGATTTTCTTATGTATATCACCATTACCGCAGGACACAGTAACACCGACCCCGGCGCCGTCAACGGCAGCGACCGCGAGGCCGACATCGCGCAAGACATGCGCAACATCGTCGCTTCCATTCTCCGCACCGACTACGGTCTAGAGGTAAAGACTGACGGAGAGGGCAAGGGTAACCTGCCTTTGCGAGAGGCAGTCAAGCTCATTAAAGGCAGCCGTCTGGCCGTCGAGTTCCACACCAATGCGGCACTCAATAAAACCGCGACAGGCATCGAAGCCTTATCCACTCCAAAAAATAGGGCTGCCTGTCAGCGCTTATGTGCGGCGGTGGCCATCGCCAGCGGTTGGAAACTGCGCGGCGAAGGCGGCTACAAACCCGACAACGCCGGCCAGCACAGCCGCCTGGCCTACGCCCAAGCCGGCGGCATCATCTTTGAGCCGTTCTTTATTTCCAACGACGCGGACTTAGCACAATGGAAGCAAACCAAATGGAGCATCTGCCGCGCCATTGCAACCGCCATCGCAGCGGAGGTCAAAGCATGAAAGAGGAAAAAACATTAGTAGCGCTGGCATTGTCTGCCGTATTGCCGAGCCTGACCCATCCTGCACCCCGGCTGGAATATTCGATCGGTTCAGGCAGCTACCCGCTTAGCGGCCGCCGCAGCGGTGTGGCTGCCGCCAGACGCGCCGCCAAACGGCGTAGAAAGGCTGGAAGATGAATAGCCTTAAAAACTGGCTGGCCGGCGCGTTTACCAACCCGTCCAGCGGCCAAGCCAGCCACACCAAGGTATGGGCCAACGTGGCCTACGCCGTGATGACTTACAAATTTGTCATGGCACCCGAACCGGTGGAGTGGATGTGGTGGAGCTACGGCTGCATTGTGGGCGGCTATGCCCTCATCAAGCGCGGCCTGTCCATCATCCCGCAGCTGGAACAGATCAAACAACAGGGAGATCAAAATGTGGATGCTACCGACGAATAAATCTTTGCTGTACGCACTCGGCATCGGCCTGACATTGGCCAGCGTATACGGAGCGGGCTACACCCACGCCCGCCGTATCTATCGTGGCGAAATCGCACAGCTGCAGCAGCGCCATACCGAGCAGGCGCTGGCCGCCGAACAAGCCTACAGCGCCAAGCTGGCCGAAGTCAGCGCGGAAAAACAGAAGTGGCACGACTTCGCGCAGCAGCAATCGGCAAAGCTGGCTGAAACCACCCGTCAATTGGACACCCAAACCACACGCATCAAACAGGAGATAGCAAATGCAGTCAAAAACGATCAAAGCGGCGGCCGTTGTTACAGCGGCCTTGGCACTGGCAGCCTGCAGCTCTACAAACAAGCCCTTGGCTACACCGATTAAGGTGGTGGAGCGCCCGGTGCTGCCGCCCGCCGCCGCCGAACTGCTGGCCGAGCATCCGCGCCCGGCACCGCCGGTTTCAGGCAGCCCCACCGATTTGCTCAATCACGCCGCCGACTACGGCGCATGGTGCGGCAAGCGTGATACACAGGTGCGCGGGTGGCAGGAATGGTATCGGAGCAAGCAGTAATGGATATTTCAGACAGAGCCACCCAGCAGGAGGAGCTGGCGCGTGAGGAGGCACTACGCCAAATCAGGCTACCTGAAAATCCGGCCGCCACCTCGCTCTTGTACTGCGTGGATTGCGGCGCCCGCATCCCCAAACGTCGCCGCCTGGCCGTTCCCGGCTGTACCCGCTGCGTGGGCTGCCAGGCCTATCACGAAATCGGATACCCCTGAATCATGGATAACAGAACCTTTATCAGTATCGAATTTTGGCAAATCGTCTCTTTCCTAATGGGCTTTTTGGGCGTGTGCTGGATGTTCGGCAAGATGCTGCTCACCCACTACGAAAGCCGGTTGGCGCAGGTTTACAACAAAAGCGAAGAGTTAGAAAAAACCGTTAACAGCCTGAAAGAAACCCTGCCGCTTAACTACGTTCTACGTGAAGACTACATCCGCGGGCAGGCGGTATTGGAAGCCAAAATGGACGCACTCCATAAAACCATCAGTGACCTTTATAAATTGGAAAGTGGGAAAAAATGATGCAACAAGCCCGTACTGCCGGCCTGCGCTGGCAGATTATCAGCATTCTTAACAAAGCCCGCCCGCACACTTCATCGGAAGTCATGTTGCTGGATATCCTGCGGGCAATCTATGCCGACACTACGGCCACCGAATTGCGGCGCGAACTGGACTATTTGGCCGACCGCAAGTTAGTGGATCTGGTCAAGCAGCCCATCGGCATGTGGCTGGCCGACCTGACCCGATTGGGTGTGGACATCGCCGAATACACCATCGACTGCCAGCCCGGCATCGCCCGACCGGACAAATACTGGGAGGGTTAAACATGGCACGCCGCAGCACCATTGCCCTGTTGCCGGACGACGTCCGCCACGAGTTCGAACGCCGGCTGGCGGCCAATGCGTTCGGCAACTATACCGAGCTGACCGAATGGCTGAACGCACAGGGTTACGAAATCAGCCGTGCGGCCGTACACCGCTACGGCCAAAAGGTCGAGCGCCGATTTGCCAGCATCAAGGCCAGCACCGAAGCCGCCCGTCTGATTGCCGAGGGCGCATCCGACGAAGGCGACACCCGTTCCGAAGCCCTGATGGCGATGTTGCAGACTGAGCTGTTCGATGCTTTGGTCGCCATTGGCGAGATACCGGATACCGAACTGAATGTGGTTGACCGCTTCGGCATGATGTCGGAGGCAGCCAAAAAGATTTCGGCACTCACTTCGGCCAGCACCCGTCTCAAGCAATGGCAGAGCAACCTGAAAGAGAAGATGGATGCCAAGTTTGCTGCGCTCGAAGCCGAATCGGCCAAGCAGGACAGCGGCCTTGACCCGGAAACGCTCAAACGCATCAGGCAGGAAGTATACGGGGTGTTTTCATGACACAGCCGGCCTTAACCCTCTATCCCTACCAGCAGCGCTGGCTGGCCGACCACAGCCGCTTCAAAGTCGGTATGTTTGCCCGCCAGACAGGCAAAACCTTTACCACCACGCTGGAAATCGTGTTGGACTGCTTAGATGCGGAATCGCAAGGCAAACGCACGCGCTGGGTCATCCTGTCACGCGGCGAGCGGCAGGCGAAAGAAGCAATGAACGAAGGCGTGAAACGCCATCTGGAAGCGGCCGGCGTGGCCTGCGAAGTGATGCAGGTACCGTTCGACGCCACCACCAACGCCCTAGAAGTGGTGCTGCCCGGCGGCAGCAAGATTACCGCGCTACCCGCCAATCCCGACACCGCCCGCGGTTTCTCGGCCAATGTGTTTCTCGACGAGTTCGCCTTCCATAAGGACAGCCGCGAAATTTGGAAGGCGCTGTTCCCGGTCATCTCTGCCGGCTGGAAGCTGCGCGTGGTTTCCACGCCGAACGGCAAGGGCAACAAATTCTACGAGCTGGTTACCGACGAAAAGAATAAGGAATGGAGCCGCCACATCGTCGATATCCATCAGGCAGTGGCCGACGGTTTGCCGCGCGATATCGAACAGCTGAAGGCCGGCCTGAACGATGATGATGCCTGGGCGCAGGAGTTCGAGCTGCAATGGCTGGACGAGGCCAGTGCCTGGCTGTCTTATGAATTGATTCACGGGGTGGAAGACGAGCAGGCCGGGCTACCTGAAAACTACACCGGCAATCCTTGTTATGTCGGCGTCGATATCGGCATCCGCAACGACCTATTTGTGATTTGGGTGTTGGAGCAGGTGGGCGACGTGATGTGGACGCGCGAACTGATTACCCGCCGCCGTGCCAGCTTCGCCGAGCAGGATATCCTGCTGGACGAGGTGTTCGAACGCTACCGCGTCTTGCGCTGCTGCATGGATAAAACCGGCATGGGCGAAAAGCCGGTGGAAGACGCGCAACGCCGCCATGGAGAGAGCCGGGTAGAAGGCGTGCTGTTCAATACCGCCTCCAAACTGGCGCTGGCCACCATCGGCAAAGAGGCGTTCGAAGATAAGAAAATCCGTATCCCTATCGACCAACACCTGCGCAGCGACCTGCACAAGCTGCAAAAAACCACCTCCGCCACCGGCGCACCGCGTTTTGTGGCCGAATCCGATGCCAACGGTCACGCCGACCGAACTTGGGCGTGCTTTCTTGCCCTCAATGCCGCCGACGGTGAGATCGGCCCGGTACGTGTGGCCAGCCGTAAAATCCGCCGCCGCAGCCCCTTAACCCGAGGATACTGATATGGCCAAACCCCACTTCAAACTCAAAACCGCCAACGGCGCGGTTACCCTCCAACCCGCCGACCTGACCGCCCACCTCGCCGTTGCCCAACGCTTTTGGGGCATCGGCGGCTTCGGCGGCTATCTGCCCAATCCCGACCCCGTGTTGAAAAAGCTCGGGCGTGACATCTCGGTTTACCGCGAGCTGCTGTCCGACCCGATTGTCGCCGGCCATGTGCGCCGCCGGAAGTCGGCGGTGGCCGGCATGGAATGGCGCATCGAAGCCAACGGCGCGCCTGACACGGTCTGCGACACCATTGCCGAGCTGTTCTCCGGTTTTGACCTGTACCGCCTGATCAACCAAATCCTAGATGCCACCCTGTACGGCTATCAGCCCTTGGAAGTCATCTGGCAGCGGGGCAGCCTGTGGCTGCCGTCCGAAATCGTGGCCAAGCCGCAGGAGTGGTTTCAGTTCGACCAAGACGGGCAGCTGCGCTTCCGCCTTTCAGGCAGCCTGAATGACGAACCGGTACCGGCCTTCAAATTCCTGTGCCCGACCCACAACGCCAGCTACACCAACCCCTACGGTATCGGCGATTTGTCCTGCATCTACTGGCCGACCATCTTCAAACGCGGCGGCCTGAAATTCTGGGCGGAGTTCTCGGAGAAGTTCGGCGCACCGTGGATCATCGGCCGCGAGCCGCGCAGCAATACCGACCAAGACACCGACCGCCTGCTGGATGCTTTGGAGCAGCTAATCGGCAACTCGGTGGCCACCATCCCTGATGACAGCAGCGTCGAAATCAAAGAGGCGGCGGGTAAACAGGGCAGTGCCGATGTGTACGACCGCTTTATCCGCTACTGCCGCTCCGAGATTGCGATTGCCTTGCTCGGCCAAGACCAGACCACCGAGAAAGACAGCACCCACGCCAGCGCCACCGCAGGTTTGGAGGTAACCAAGGATATTCGGGACAACGATTGCCGCATCGTCGAAGGCTGCCTGAACCGGCTCATTGACTGGATCTGCGGTTTCAACTTTGCCGCCGACACCCCGCGCCCGCAGTTTGTTTTGTACACCGAAGAAGCAGGCGACAAGACCTTGGCCGAACGCGACCAAATCCTGACCGGCTGCGGTGTCCGGTTATCCGAAAGCTACTGGAAACGCGCCTACAACCTGAGCGACGACGATATTGTTCAGGTAGCCTCTCCGCCCAATGCGACGCCGGCGTCACCTTTGGCCGACTTCGCCGAACACCGGCCGGCTGCCGATGCCGGCTTGGTCATCGACACCCTCGCCCCGCTTTCAGGTAGCCTCAACGCACAGGGGCAGGCATTAACCGATATCTTGATTGGCAGCCTGAAACAGGGACAGGCCACACCCGAAGCAGTGCTGGACAGGCTGACCGCCGCTTATCCGAATATGGATGATGCCGCGCTTCAAGAGGAGTTGGCACGCTTAATCTTCCTGGCCGAACTGGTCGGCAGAGTGGAAGCTGCTGAGGAGCTGGCCGAATGAATCCCGAAGACATCAAAGCCATCTTCGGCATGCAGCCCGAAGCCGCCGTGGCCTATCTGCAGCAGAAAGGCATCAACGTATCGTGGGACTGGCAGGACATGCTGGACGATGCGCACGCCACCGCCTTCACCGTGGCCAAAACCGCCCGCATGGATGTAGTCGGCGATATCTATGCCGCCGTGGTTAAAGCCGCCGAAAGCGGGCAGACCTTGGAGCAGTTCAGCGAGCAGCTGACGCCGATATTGCAGGCCAAAGGCTGGTGGGGCAGGCAGGACGTGCCGCACCCGGACACCGGCGAAATCCAAACCGTGCGCCTGGGCAGCCCGCACCGCCTGAAAACCATCTACCTGACCAATATGCAGTCGGCCTATATGGCCGGGCGTTATGCCGAGATGACGGATGCGGTCGACACTCATCCATACTGGGAATACGTGGCAGTCAATGACGAACGTACCCGCGAGACCCACCGCCTGCTGCACGGCAGCGTTTATGCCGCCGACGACCCGGTGTGGGACAGCCTGTATCCGCCCTTGGACTACCGCTGCCGCTGCCGGGTTCGACCCTTGTCGCGCAGCCGTGGGGCAGACCGGGTAAAACCCAGCCCGCAGCTGGAAACCCAAACCGTGGACATCGGTGTCAACCAATATACCGGCGAAGAACGCCATGCCCGGCGCACCGGCATCCGCATCAACGGCAAATTCGTCGCCCCCAATGCCGGCTTCAATGCCAACCAAGGCAAAGCCATGCTCTCGCGCATGGCTTCGGTAGCGGTGGATAAGGCGCAGGCTGCCCATCCTGACATCGCCCGTGTGGCGCTGCGGCAGATGATGGGCAACGAGCGTTTCAAATCCTCGCTCAATGCCGCCCAATTGGCTTGGGTGCTGCAATTATTGAGGGGGTGATGGTTATGGTGTATCTAGACTGGAATCCCGATGACGAGCATAGCGGCGATGTACAAGTCGACCGTGCATACGATTTGAGTTCCATTTTATTGAGCTATAACGGCCTGACCGTCCGTCTGGACGGACATCAGGCATTCGTCATCATGCAGGGGCTGGCCGAGGTGTTGAACTACGAACTGCTGGAACGCGCACCCGGGGAGGAAGACGATGCTTGAAATCAGCTTGGACGACAGCGACCTGCAACGCGGCCTCGGGCAGCTGCTGCGCAACGCCAGCCACCCGCGCCCGATGATGCGAGCCATTGCCGCCGAGCTGCTCAGCATCACCGAAGACAACTTCGAATCCGAAAGCTGGGGCGGTAAGAAATGGCCGGCCACCGCGCGCGGCGGCAAAATCCTGCAAAAGAGCGGGCAGCTGGCCGCCAGCATCCACACCGCCTCCGGCAGCAACTTCGCCCGCATCGGCACCAATAAACCCTATGCCGCCATCCACCAGTTCGGCGGCACGGTCAAAGCCAAAAACAAACCCTATCTGGTGTTCAAAGTCGGCGACGGCTTCCGCAGGGTCAAACAAGTCAAAATCCCGGCACGCCCCTACCTGCCGATGAGCAAAGGCGGTACACTTCAGGCCGGCGCCGAATCCCGCCTGTTGGATGTTGCCCTCGATGCTTTGGCACGGGGTGTCCGAAAATAA